GACGTGGTGTCGGAGGGGGGAGACCACGCAAAAACAAAGCATAGATACGCGAAAACCCAGCCACATGAGCTGGGTTTTTCGACACTTCTGCCACTGCAATTATGTGTGACAAACAATCATTTGTCAAGCTGGCCGGCGATGACCTGCCGATACACATCACTGTAGGGGATCCCCTGCGGGGTGCGTGAGACTTGGCCTCGCTCCACCCACTTGCGTACCCGCGACGCCTTGAGGGTTATTCCGGCGTCGGTGAATGCCTTGGCGATGTCCGCCGCAGACCCGCGCTCGGAATCATCCCAACACAACGTCTCGAGCCTACGCAGTTTGACGGTCTGCGCTCGTTGCTCGCGACCACACAACGGGCATATCACCCACTGGTCGTTTTGGCCAGCGGTGATCATCGTATTGCACAACCCGCAGGTTCCTATCTCGCGGCGTTGCTCCGGCGGGTCCAGCGCAGCATCGACTTTGCGGGCGATGCCGTCAACGACGTGCATGTAGAAGCCCGCGTCCGCGAACGTGGCGAGCCTGGGGTGGCCTGCGCATGCGATGAGCGTGGCATTCAGATCCTCGTTGCGTTTGTCTTTGCGCCAGTCGAGTGCGTCGATGCCGTCGAGGCAACGCCATAGTTCACGGGCCGTGGCGTCGAGCATGTCGATCAGGTCGAGCACGTCGAGCCTGATTGGAGTCGGGGGAGTGACGGTCTGGATTCGCGTGGGCGAATGCCCGCCCGGATGCAGGGTCGCGTCCAACGAGTCATGCAACGGCGTGACGTCGCGCGCCAGTCGCAGGAGCGTGCCGGCGAAACGCAGCTCGCACGTCTCGCACAGTGAATATCCCCCTTCGGTTATCGTTTTGCAGTTCTGGCAGTTCACGTTGGCCCCTTCCGGCTGGTCGGCTAGAATAATGTTTGCTTCTCATCGCCCTGGCCGACCATGGTTGGGGCTTTCTCGTATTTGAGCCGGCTGTATGGCATGTTCCATATGCGTTTGAATTCGGCTATCTCCTGCTTCGACAGTTTCGGCCCGCCCCATGGCTTGCCTGGCGGGCGTTCCCGTTTCGGCGGTTTGAACGGTTTGACGCTTATCCGGGCGAGATGACACATGTGCATGGCCAGATACTGGCCGTCCGGTCTGATGCCTGCATCTCCGCAGGTGCTACGGAGCAGCGGGTGGCCGACGGAGGGAAGCCACGTGACGCGGGTCAACGGCCGGCCGAGGATTATCGCCACGGTCAGGTCGTCACCCGCCACACACCCGTAATCCCACGACTCCCACACGGTTTCCCGATCCTCGATGACGTACAGGCCGCACCCCTCGCAGACGGTGACCACGAGGGGACTCGTTTTCGGGATGAACGCGCGAAGCCATGCGGGCTTGCGTTCACGGGCGCGTGGCCTGCTCACTCCTCCATTGCCTTTCTTCTTGCCGCGTCGAACGCGATTCTGATGATGTTCTCCATCCACGCGCCGGGGAGCGTGGATGAACTTTCGGGTTTCGGCCATGGCGACGGCAATCTCCTCTTCGGTGATTTCGCGTGACGCTCCGGCCTTGTATCCTCGTCCCCACGCCCACTGCAGGCCACTGTCGACGTACGACGGGTCACGCTGCTTCTGCGCCTCGATTTCACCGCTGATGATGCTCATTCGTTTCCTCCGTTTCGTTGTTGATTGCCGTTTCGATTCGTATGCACAGGTCGAGCGCTTCCCGCCAGCCGGCCTGGTAGCCGATGACGAATGCCTCGGCCGGCGACTCGCTGCCCAATCCCGCTGAGGCCAGTGCGCTGAGCGCCCGTTGAATCACGTCAATCGGTCCGGCCATGGGTCAGTCCTCCCATTTGATGTCCTGGATTTCATGCAGCACCGCTTCGCAGGCGGTGATGAGTACGCTGAGCATACGGCGGCCGTGATGGCCTCTCTGGTCGAGGTTGAACAGGTCGGGATGGCCTTGACTCCACTGGTCGATGCTGATGGAGGCGATTGGGATGGTTTCGACCAGATTGGTGTCAGCATCCTCGCAGAGGTATTGGATGGTGACGGATTCTTTCATGCTTTCTCGCTTTCGGTCGTGTAACAGTTCGCGTCGAGCCAGTCGGCGATGGTTCGAAAGTCCTTGGCCCACTGAATCCGCGTCTGGCGTTCCCGCTCGTCCTTGGGGATTGGCTTCGGAATGTCAAAATCGAGTACCGAGTATTCGGATTGTTTTAGGAAATGGCTGCGGGCTGGTCTGCCTCGATGCTGAGGGACTTGCCTGTAGTTGACGATTTGGAGGATGTGCAGCATCTCCAATGCCTTGGCCGGGTCGAAGTTCGGAGTGTCGGGATTGTCGTCGAACCGCTGACGCAGCTCGGGCACTGTGCCTTCGCCGTTGCCGAGTTCCCATGCGGTCTCTTCGATTTGCTCTCTGAATGTGAGTGACATTTTGGGCTCCTTTGGTTTGGGAAAATCTAGTGTCGTTGAGGGGTGTTTTTGGTCTTTCCGGAGGGGCGAGCCGTAGTTTTTCCCACACCCGGACACACACGTAGTGTGTCCGGGGAGTGTGGGGAAAAACTAGACTCGATGGCTCAGTTTTTCCGGGAAAAACTCGGAAAAACTGGGAAAAACGGGAAAAACTAGATTTCGAGGTGGTTTTCGTCATCCAATTCACTCGCCTCCTCCCTGCTCATACGGTCCACATAGGCGTCGGATTTCGGGTCGTCTATCTGCCGGTACGGTCGGACGGATTTGAATATCGAACGATTGTTGCGTCCAGAGCGGTTCGAGACGAAACCCTCCTGCAGGAGCAGGCTCACGGCTTTGCTCATGACGGCGGTACGCGCTCCGGAACCGTCTTCCTTCAGTGCCTCGAACAGTTCGGACTGGTTCGGTTCTTCGAGTGAGTCCTCCAGCATGCGGCTGATGCGTTCCATCAGTCCGGTGGGTCGGAAGTCGTCGCGTTTCGCCTGTCGGTCTTCGCTGGGCATCATGTTCGGTCGTGCGATGGTGACGCGCATGAGTTTCGGGTCCGTGGAGTTGATTTCGATGCGTGCGGCTTCGCGCAGGTGGCTGCCGTTGCTGCTCCAGCTGACGGCGCAATGCTCCTCGATCTCGCTGATGCGGTCCTTGCCTGATTTGATGACGATGGTGCCGCGCACGCCCTTGCCGACTGGTTTGGTCATGTCCACCGAGTAGCTGATGCCGTCGATGAGTGCGAGTTTCTGCATGCTGCCGCCGGCGTAGCGGCCCCGGTTGTCCTTGCTTTTGACGACGTGGTCGATGAGTACGACCGCTGGCCCACAGGCGCTGATGAGTCGTGGCATGGTGTTGTACCAGGCGGCGATGTCGTCACCGCTGTTGCTGTCGAGGCCGGCGTAGGCGAGGCAGCTGGTGACGCCGTCGATGATGGCCAGCGTGGCCGTGTCCGCGTAGTCGAGGGTTTCCTTCCAGCCGTCGAGGCTGGTGGGGCTGCTCGGCTTGGCGCTGGGCCGCACGTAGTGTAAATGCTGCACGATCTGTTCGCCGGTCACGCCGAGCAGCAGGAGACGCTTGACGACGTTTCTGGCGGAATCCTCATAGTCGATATAGATCACGTCATGTCCCTGTTTGAGTTCCTGGGCGGTGGCGATCTGGGCGAGCATGCTTTTGCCGCAGCCGGGTTCGCCGTGCAGGTCGTTGACCGCGCCCCTATAGAAGAGGCCTTGGCCGTCCTCTCGTTGGAACACGGTGGGCGTGGGCGGCAGTTCAATGCCGGAAGCGAGCTGGGTGAGGTCTTCGAACTGCCAGCTGGAGGAGGCGTTTTTACTTGCCTCGTGACTTTCCATTGAACCGTTTTGAACCGATGCGACGGGTGTTGAACCGGCTTGAACCGGCATTGTTCCAGTGTTTTGAACTGCTTCCGGGTGACTTTCCTCCATTTGACTCGCAGCCGCGTTTTGGGTGAGTTCGTTGAACTCGCCGGGCGTCATGCGTTCTATCTTCGACTGCCCGCATGGGTCCGCGTGCGCTTGTACGCCGTTGACCTTCTCCATCGCGCCGCTGAGAATGCTGGCCCATTCGCGTGCCGCCTCACGCTCCTTGCCTTGACGGTCGGGGGCCACCTCGGCGATGAACCGTGGCTTCAATTGGTTGATGGCGTCGAGCGCTCCACGATGGCCTTCCTGCGCGAAGTTCACCAACGCCCAGACGGCCTGCAACGTGGTGTCATGCCTTGAGCCTTTGCTTGCCGGGTTGGCGAGCGTCTTGTTGAGGAACGTGTTGACCGCCTTGCACATGCGGTCGTCGTATTCCCTTGAATACGAGGGAGTTAAAGTGGTCGAATTCGACACTCTGTCGGGTTTGCGCAGGTAGTCCACCCACTTCCATGGCAGTGTCGCCAGATCCGAGATGTGGGGGAGTGTGCTGGCGAATGCGCCGCTTGGCGTGTACCAGCAGTACATTTCGCCGCTCGGGTGGATCGACGGCCAGACCACGGAATACCGGTGGCCGGGTTGCAGGATGTCGACGCCCTCGATGGCGCCGCCCTTCCACGCGAGGCCTTCGGGCACCTTGTAGAACAGGTGGCGTGCCGGACTGTCGATGCCGTGCGCCGTGCTGCTCCACGTGGCCGGAAGCATGCCCAGTTCCTGAGAGAGTTCGCTGATGCCTTTCGCCCCGTCCGCCTTGACCTGATGGCCTTGTGCGGCGTCGATGTCCAACACCAATACGCCTTCGGGGATGACGATGCCCGTGTTCGCAGTCGGATCCGACTGCGACCAGAACCGCACCTGCTCGTCGGTGACGGGTTTGCGGCTGCGTCCAGTGAAACCGCTGGGTGGTGGGGTCTTGCGGCCTTCCGGCAGGGGGATGACCTGCATCCAGCCCGCCGCACGGTACAGTGGCGCGGCTGCCGCGTATCCGTAGATGTCGGTCATCCTTGAAACTCCTTTGATGTGATGTGAATATGTGTGGTGCCGTGCACGCCTTTGCATACGTGCCGGCCGCTTGGATACGGCGACGGCAATACGGGACTCAGCCTCTATCCGAGTCCTTGGTGTTATGCCAGCCTGCGAGCACGAGCTTCGATGAAAGCAGCTCGATACTGACGGGCGACAGACCTTCGGGACACAGGTCGACCTCGCTGATCTGCGTGGCCAGCTGCTTCTGCTGGTTCTGCATATACTTCAAAAGCTCGTCCATCAGAATTCACCGGTTTCCAATTGCTGTTCCGAACCTCCGTGGTTCTGCGGCTGCGCCTGGTCGGTGACGGCCGTGACCGCCTCGACAGGCACGCCCAACAGTCTGGCGATCTCCTGCGGGGACTTGCCCGCCGCCTTCAACTGGTTGACCTTCATCGGATCAGCCTGCGGCTGCTGCGGCTGGCCGAGCTGCACCGGCTGAGCGGGTTGCTGAGGCTGCTGTGGCGCGTACTGCCGCTGCGCGTAACCTTGCTGGGACTGCTGCACGGGAGGCTGCTGGGAGCCCTGCTGGACAGGCTGCTGGGGTTGGCTTCCGTTGACGAGACTGTTGACGCTGGAAGCGGGTTCGATGTGGAATTCGAACACTTTCGGCGGCTGGGGCGCGTCGCCCCGCTGGCCGAGACCCACGAACCGTTCCGTGATGGTGTCGCCCGGCTTCGGGATCTTCACGCCCGCCTGACGGCAGGCCTCGCGAAACGCCTTGAGCTGGATGCCCCAGCCTTTGATCCAGAGAGAACGGCGGCCGTCGTCGTCATCCACGCTCGGGTCGCGCAACTGGGTCTGGATGATGACGTGGATCTGCTCCTTCGGGCGTCCGTCGTTCCAGAAGGCGGGCTGCTTGGTCTGGAAGTCGTTGACCTGCGTGGTCTCGATTTTTTCGATGACGCCGGTCACCGAGTCTCCGGGCTGGCTGTTCGCGCCGAAGTACGCTTTGGCGCTGTTGCCGGCGAGCAGGTCGCCGAGCGAGCTTAACTGGGCGGGCTGTCGTTGGGGCTGCTGGTAGCCGTAACCCTGCTGCGGGTAACCGTACTGTGGTTGTGGTTGTCCGAACATTGTCGTGTTCCTTTCGTTGTTTTTACTTGGTGAATTGGTATTCGGATTCGATTAGGGGGATGAGTCGGAGCCACTTGTCGGGAACGTCCGGCCATGGCTTAGCGTCGAACTCGGGGAGCGCGCTCATGTCGGGCCAGACCCGGCCCTTGCATGAGAAGCATTTGTCGGGCCCGGCCGCCGGCAACTGTTTGATCCAGCTGTCGCGCACGTCGGGGCCTTCCGCCTGCTCCACGCAGTCCATGAGGTTGACGAGCAGTTGGGCGCGGCTCAACGCCCATTTGCCGGGCTCCGGGTCGAACCTCGTCTCCCAGGGCAATGCGTCGCCGAGACTGGTCTTGTTGCGGGGCAGGAAGTAGATGCAGTTGCGCTCCACTCGTTCGCCCTCGTTCTGCAGGCCCATGCCGTAGAGTGAGGCCTGTACCCGGTACTGTTGCGAGGGGCCGTGGGCCTTGACCTTGGTGACGGTCGTGTTGCCGACTATCTTCCAGTCGATGGTGCTGCGGGTTTTGCGGTCCCATAGGTCGATGCTGCCGGTCACGTCGTAGCCGCCGTGCAAACCCTGCAACCGGCCTACGGTGACCCGGTACTCCGAGCGCCACCGTTCCACGAGCTCGGTCACGTTGTCCTCGCTCGTGTAGGGGAATTGGAACGCCGGCTCCCCGTTCAGGTCATGGAACATGGTTTCGAAATGCGCGTGGACGCACGTGCCGATGAACGGCAGCCAGCCCGGGGAGCGACGCTCCGGCCAGCCCGCCAGTTTCGCGGCGAGGCAGTGCACGCAGTCCGTGCCCAGTTCGGACGGGCCTATCTCACGCTGCAGTTCGCGCGGAGCGTTGGCGATATCCGCTTCGATGAGCTGGCGAATCTCCGGCCACAGTTGCGGCTCCTCCACGGTGCCGATTTTGGTTTTCGGAGTGACTGGCGGCTTGCCCATATCGGGTGCCGACTGCGTCATGGGCGGTATGTCCACGGGGATCGCATCACCCTGTTGGGCTTGTGCGACGGCGAGAATGGCCTCATTCATGCTCACGGGTTTTCACCTCCTTGAGAAAGTCGTTGATCTGTTTCTTGATGTCCGCCAACGCGGTCCGGTTGAGCCGTGTGATGACCACCGCCTCGTTGACGTTGTCGAAACGCAGCGTGTAGGTGCCGTCATCCGCCGGCATGATGATTACCGGTACGCTGCCGAAGGTCATCGAATGAACGTCTTTGAATCCCTTGCCCTGCGCCTCCAATTCGCGCGTCGCCTTGCGGATGCGTTTGGCGACCTCGAAGCCCAGATCGGCGATGCGCTCCGAACGGATGACGTACAGGTCGTCGGTCAGCTCGTTGCCGTCCTCGTCGTGCAGGTCGTAGTCGGCGATAACGCTTTCCACGATCTGGGCGATGCCCAGGCTGGACAGTTCTGCGTTCATGAGACCACCACCGTCGGCTTGCCGCTCATCGCGTAATCGGCCACCGCGTCCGCCGACAGCAGCTTCTCCAACTGGCTGAGCGGCCGCGGCCGCAACTGGTAGGCTCCGGGATACTTGGTGGCCGGGTAGGCTTTTTCGAACGTGCCGGCGTTGATGCGGCGCGTGCCCGGCTTGACCTGCACTTTCAGGTTGCCGGCCTGGTAGGTGCCGACCGGATGCGAGTCGAGAATCAGGGATTTGAGATTGTCGATTTCCTCCTGTCGGCTGGCGATCTCGGCCTGCAGTTCGACGATGCGCGCCGCCTGCGCGGCGAACAATCCTTGGCGCAATTCCCCGTCCGGGTTCACGGCCTCTGTGTTTTCAATGGTTGATGGAGTCATTTGATGTGCCTTTCACGATGATTTGGGCGTAGGTGGGATACCACGCCGTCTGATGCTTGGTCTGGTTCGTGTGCCGGTTGCAGCAGGTGACCGCCTCGTCCAGTCCGGTGGGCTTGCCGAGCGGCCCGCATGTCCTGCAACGCGGCATCCAGAGACGCCGGTCAGGCATCATGCCTGTCCTCGGAGGTGAGGCGCAGTCCGGCGATGACCTCCGCCGAAGCGTCCGGGTTGCGCAGCAGCTTCGATATGGCCGCGCTTTCCTTGACGGTCAGTTGGGCGATGGCGATGGCCGACGTGACGGCCGTATGCTGCTCGTCGGTGAGCATGATCTTGTCGGACAGCAACAGTTTGGTGGCTTTGTCGATAAACGTGCTGGCCGCGTTCGTGATGCCGTTCGCCGTCGGCACCAGGGCCGCCAGTTCGAAACTCAGATCCTCGTCCGACACCAGCGTCTGCTGCACCATACGCGGCTCGTTGATAGGCTTGCTCATGATTGTTTCCTTTCCTTCGGCTCCCATTCGGGGAGCGGCTTGATACAGATATAGAGATGTGGCTCGTACTCATGCCCGCAACACGTGTATGGGTCGCCGCTCTTGCGTTTCCGGTATTTGCCTTTGGCCCCGTACACCCACAGGTCGGGCATGCGCTTGCTGGCATGCGATTCGACGACCTGCGCGTCATCCACGTAGGCGACGCCGTTCAATGAATCCAAAACCAGCTTCAGCAGGTTGTCGAGGTCGGGCCGACCCCTATGGTTCATCCAGAACTCCGCCTCCAAGCGCACGGGGCATTGGAACGGTTTCGCCTGCGGGTATTTCAACCGGAATTCCGCGAACAGGCGTTCCTCCGCCCTGACGGTGCGTTTCGGTGTCATCGCGTGCCCGTTGTAGACGCGGGGACGCCCCTTCGGCACCGGGTCGCCCGGCAGGCAGAGCGTGAACTCACTTGGCTGTTCCATCGCCACCCCACTTCAACAGGATTCCCACGAACACGAGCGGCAATACGACCGCCAATGCGAGCGAGCCGGTTATCATCCACTGCGGCGTACCCACCGGACTGGGGATGCGACTATGCGTGCCGGCGAAACCGACCAGCCAACCCTCGAAGAACGTGAGAGCCAGTAATACGGCCGATTTCTGCCCGTCCGTTAACCTCGGCCGGGGTCGGCGCATACGCTTCTTTTTGCGCAATGCTTCGATGCTCATTCCGCAACCTCCTTGCGCTTGCGTTGGATGGCACGCAGCAGGGTCAGCGACTGGCTGAGGATCATCGACGCCTCGAACGCCCACTGGTTCTCACCCAGCTCGAACAGCGCGTGTTCGAGAGAGCCGGCCGCGTCATGCACGTCACTGGCCACATCGACGGCGTGCTGCCACTGATCGACCGGATGGAACAATCTTTCCTCCACGGTGTCCTTGTCTGGATCGCACGCCGGACAATCGCACTTGCCGGTTTCCGGCTGGCGCGTCTCCTCGTCCAACTCCTTCTCCAACTCAGCCTCTCCTCCCTCAAGCAGCTGCTCCATGAGCTCCTTGAATGACATTCCCTTCGGGATCTCGACGCCGATGGCGTGGATTCCGGTAATCTTGTGTCCTGACATCACTTGTTTTCCTTTCAATGTGATTGGTGATGTTGGTGCCGGCGTGAACCTTGGACAGTGCGACGCCGGCACCTCTTCCTTTTCTCCCGGTTTTGAATCCGGGAAACCCTTATTCGCCGTAGACCAGCTCCTTGCGGCTTATCGCGCACCGCCGGTCCCGGTAGTCGATGACCTCCTGTGGATTCCAAACGAGCCTGCGGCCTACGCGTTTCGGCGCGGGCGGATACCGGCCTCCCCACTTGTCGTGGCACGACCACACGTAGAGACTGCCCTTCGAGACACCAAGGAAGCTCGCCACCTTGGCGATCGGCCAGCCGTCAAGAGACGATTCGATTTGACTACCGGCCATCACGCACCCGCTTCCAAGTCAAGGGGAGTGCAGCCCAGATACTTCTGGATGAGGTACTGCTGGCCCTTGGGCGTGACCTTCGTCGTGAAGTTCAACGACACATGACCATCCGAATGGGCGATCGATGTTTCCTTGACCTCGAACAAACCCAGTTCCATGCTCTTCTGCGTCGGCATGTTCGGATTCCCGTTGCGCTTCATCAGGAAACCGTCCTCACGCAATTGCTTGAACAACCGGTTCTGGCCGGTCTTCACGCCGTTCTGTTTGAGGATCTTCGCCAATTCGCCGATCAGAATGCTCCTCTTGCTCGTGGCCACCGCGTCCGCGAACAACACCTTCGGCTTCTGCTCGTCCAACTGCTTCCGTTGTTCTTCGATGGTCTTCTGCGCGATGAGCACCGCGCGCGCCATCGTCTCCTCCGGGGTCTCGCCCTGGGGAATGTAACCGCCGGTACGACGGATCTGGGGCACTACCTCGTCGAACAGCCAATGCTCGAACTCGACCGCGCTGGTGAGCTTGCTGCTGGCGATGAGGCGGTACACGTCGCCTTCGGTGATGAATACCATCTGCTGGATTCCACCGGCCGTCTCAAGGGGTCTGCGAATCACCGACCCCTTGCAATGCTGCTTAACGGCATCGGCCGGGCGCTTGTATCCGAGTGCGGTGGCGACGTGCTTCGCGCAGAACAGCACCGTCCCGTTCCCGGTGGTCACCGTGGCGACCGGGTTGCCCCGAAACTCGAAGGGCTGTACATTGGATTCAGTCATTTTGGACCTTCTTTCAATCTGACATTCGCCGCCGCTCCAATCGGCGGCATTTTTTTGTGGCTAGAATCTGAGCCATGTGGAAATGGCTGGCGGACAACTGGATGGGATTGACGGCGTTGCTGCTGTCCTTCGACGCGGAACGACGCCTGTACCTCTCGACCGATTGGGGAGTGGATAAGACGGATGGGGACGGGTGGATACTGCGCAACAACGGGTGGCTCACCGAACGAGACATTCGGGTGACGCCGACTGGCGGCGCTATCGTCGAATACCGTGGAGCCTCCAAGCTCAAGCGCCATGAGTCCGGCACCGTCATCGTCGCGATGGTCGAGACCTCGAAATCGAGAGACATCCGCGTATCCTCGCGAAGAATCCTGTTCCGGCATTCCCGGATCCTGTCCCTATAGACCCCGGCCCGACATCCACGGGCTCGAGCCCACGGAGACAGAAATCGATGTCTTCCTTGTCGCAGACGACGAGTCCCGTGTATTCGACCCAGCATTTGCCGTCATCAAACACGCGAACCGTCATCGGGTGGCCGTCCAACCATCTGACACGATCCATGTCGATGCTGAGAATACGAATCAGCGCACGGGCCCTCTCACGTTCCGCGCCGCCAAGCCGGTAGGTCCTAACCATCACGCCACCGCCTTTTGATCGTCCAGAATGAACTGGTTGTTGAGGAAGTCGCTGGGCTGATATCCGGTGAGGTTGGCGAAGGCCTCGATGTCCGTGAGGGACAGGTCGACTTTGCCGTTGATGCGGCGCGAGACTACGTCGGCCGATTGGTTTGTTTGTTTGGCATAGTCCGCGACGCTGATTTTTCGTGCGGCCATCACGGCTCTGATTCGAGCCGCCGCTTGTTCGCTGAGCTTTGTCACGGTTGTCCTCCTTTGTGTTCCGTGTTTGAGCGACAGCTACAGTATGCACGTTATAACGTGCAGCATCAAGTGTCGGCGTGTCGTATTTACGCGCATTACTTTTCTTTTACGTTACTGCGACATGCATTCAATTGCGTGTTAGCGTAAATACGCGCTATAGTAGGGCACATGGGACATGGAAAGATTGGTGTCAGCGATTTCGCGCTGACGGTAAGCGCCGCCATCAGAGCGCAAATGGGAATACGCCGCATCTCCAACAGGGAAATCGCGAAACTCATCGACCGAGGCGCGACCTACGTCAACTCCCGAATCAAAGACGAAAACGAATGGGCCCTCGGCGACATCGAAAAACTCTGCGAACTCTGGAACATGACACCATGCGAACTCATCGAATCCGTCAACACCGAGCAGTCTCGTGTGGCTGAAACCCTCAACAAGCTCAAACGCGGCGACCTCGACATCGCCGCCTACGAGGACGAGCACAAATACGACGGGGACGGGGACGAGCCGGCGTGAGCGTTCACGCTTGAAACTCTAAATAGGTTCAAACCGTTGGAAACATTGGCCTCCCATCATTTTGTACACCACTACAAAATGATAGGAACAGAGAGATGAGGACAAATGGATAAAGAAGCCATCAAACGATACGCCAACGACCTCGACGCCATCGCCAACAATGAGGATGACGTGGAATTCTGGTACGCCAGAAGAGTAAGTGGGTGATTCGATGACGCTGCCATTGTCGCCGCGCATGAGCTACGGGCAGATGCGCATGGCATTGTACGACGTTGCACCAGACCTGCATGTGGCCAGCGCGTGGCTTCCCGGCAAACTCGACGGCATATACTGCCTCGCCACCAACACCGTGCTCATCGACCGGCGCATCACCTACACGCGCAAACGCTGCGCCCTCGTCCACGAACTCGTCCACTGGCAACACGGCGACGACACCAGCAACGGCTGCCGCGGCGGCAAACTCGAACAACGATGCAGACACGAGACCGCGATACTGCTTATCAACCCGGCCGAATACGCTTTGGCCGAACGTATGTATGACGGCAACCCGTACCAGATAGCCGCCGAGCTCAATGTCACCATCCAAATCATCCAGGATTATCGACAGTGGCTACATGACAACGTGACTGTATAGGAAGAGGATGAAATGAAGAAAACGATTACACTTCTATGTTGTATGGCTATGGTTGTGTCCTTGGCCTCTTGCGGGGAACCCGCGCCATTGACTGAAGGACATGCCCTTACCGCATGTAAACGTCAAGCGAAAATCGAAGCGCCCAAAGGTTTTTACTACAAGCTCAGCAATGTGGATATAACCGATAATGATGATGGAACTATTCGCGTTATCTTCAACGATGCAACGGTTAATCAGTCTGTAGTCCAGACGGTCGTGTGTGACGTTGGAGGAACAAATGACCGGCCGTCGATACTGACATTTGGAGATATTCGCGGATTGAACAACGAGTCAGACAAGCAGGACACGAGTGAGCAACTAAAACAGCAGTCCGGAGAGAAATCTGGAGAGACGGCTTTTCTTTCCGCAACTGTAAAGATCATCGATGGTGATATTCAGATAAACACGAGCGGCAAAGTTGAATATAGTCCGCTGATTACCGTTTATTCCGTTACTGGCGATGAAGCCTCGTTCCTCCCGCTCGGGAATGATGCTAATACCATCGTGAAAGCAGACGGAAGCAAAACATCGATTTCTTCTTCCGACTACACATGGAAGTATGACCAAAAAGGTGATGCAACATTCAGTATCAGCCTTAACCCTGCCGAATATATGGGGATAAGTGACCCTATCGACAGAGTGGAGTTGGCCGCATATATGAGGTCAGCAAAACGCACAATAGGCAAAAACATCGTATTGAATTTCGATTAGAAAGAATTGCCCTATCGGTCTTGCACACCGATAGGGCGGTTGAAGAATCCAGCTAGTTCAAGAAAGGAGGACGCTTCGCCTACCTATCATAGCCGATAGGCCTGGCGGAGCTATACCCGAAATGTCAGAAGAACGCGAGTGTGCTGCCGAAGTAGTTTCCGCGCTCCTGCGGGGTAAACTCCAGGGACAGCAGATGGTATTCCGGGTCGTCGGGATCCGGCCCCTCGTCCATGAATCCGAATCGTGTGAACAGGTCCATGCTGGGCTTGTTGCGCGGATCCACCTGGGTGAGCACGAGTGGCGTGCGGTTGAAACGCCAGGCATCGTCACGCAGGCGCACGATAACCGAGGAGAGCAGAGTGTCTCCGAGATGTGTGCCACGCACCTTCAAAGCGGTGGCGATATACGAGATCTGGTAGACGCCCTCATGCTCATCGGTCGTTTCCACGGCTACGCCGTATTCGCAGAAGCCGACCACGTCATCATGCAGGGGAATATCTCCGGATACGACAAGAAGCGTGCGCATGATCCCCTTCGGGGTCTTGCGCACGCTGAGGTCACGTATGTAGCGTTGCGGGTCCATCGCCCATTCGGGGCCTCCAGGTTCACAGCACAGGAACTGCCTGAGGGCCGTCTGATGGTCTCTGGAGCATTCGCGCTCAATGACGAGCTTCAGACCCATCGATGGTTTCCTTCCGGGCCTTTGCCCTGCGTTCCATGTAATGGCGGGCGCTGCGGGTCAGCTTCATCCATTTCTCGTCCACGGCGTTGCGTGGCTTGCCGTCCTCGGGCGGCACGTATGCCGGAATCGGCTTCACGCCGGTATCGGTCATGGTCATGGCCGTCTCCTTTCCGATTTTGGCGTAAAGAGAATATTTTATTAATTTCCCTGTTATCCGTCAAATCTCATTAAAACACATTAATACCAGTTAAAACACGTTAAAACCGAAAACAAGTATGAGCGAGTGAAAAAATCATGGCGAACATCACCAGATACAGGACGGCCAAAGGCGAAAACAGGTATCGAGTCCGCTATCGGAAACCCGACGGCACGCAAACCGACAAGAGGGGCTTCCGCCGCAAGATTGACGCGGAGACGTGGGCTGCGGAACACGTCACCATAGCCAAGGCCACCGGCAGCTACATCGACCCGGAAGGCGGCAAACAACGCATAGGCACGCTGCATGACCAGTGGATTGCCGAAAAGAAGCCGTTTTGGAAGGCGACTTCGGGTTCCAACATGGACAGCGCATGGAAATGCCACTGCGAGGCCAAATGGGCAGAACGGCAGATAGGCAGCATCACACACGCCGAAGTCCAGGCATGGGTCGGAAGCATAATCGATAAGTCCGGCGCACCATCCGTCAGCCGCCCATACCAGATCATGCAGGGCATATGCAGCATGGCTGTGCGGGACAAGCTCATCTCCTCCAACCCGTGCGACGGCATCGAACTGCCGAGACTCCCCAAACGCAAGGATCGCCGCATCTACCTGACCATTACCAGACTGCTGGCACTCGCCAACGAAGCGTCGAACTGCCGGAAGCTGGGAGAGGAGCGCCGGGCGCTCATACTGCTATTGGGCTTCTGCGGGCTGAGATGGGGCGAAGCGGCCGGATTACAAAGACGCGATCTCGACTTCGACGCCGGCATACTGCACGTGCGCCGCAACCTCGTATACGTCAACGCCAAATGGGCCGAGGGCACCCCGAAGAACCACGAACGCCGTGACGTGCCCATGCCCCGCATAGTCATGGACGCGCTCAAACCGATATGCGAGCAACGCGAACACGAGGAGCGCGTGTTCCGTGACGTGCGTGGAGGCCCTATCCGCAAGCAGAGCCTCGCCCGCGAGACGGGATGGTGGACGCACACGCTCACCCGTCTGGGCTGGAAGCGGGACGATTGGCCGGTGCCTCACGACCTGCGTCACACCGCCGCCTCGTTGGCCGTGCATGCGGGCGCGAACGTCAAGGCCCTGCAGAGGATGCTGGGCCACAAGAACGCGAGCATGACGTTGGACGTGTACGCGGATCTGTTCGACAGCGACCTTATGGACGTGGCCCGTCTGCTCGATGCCGCCGTGCAGGTGGAGACGGGCGTGGAAGAATGTGGGCAAAATGTGGGCAAAAACGTTTTGAAGTCCG